TTTTCGTCAAGCCATTCTTTTAGAAACTCTATGTGAATTTTTTCAGCTGGAAATTCTGGATTCCAATCATGTTCTTCTATGTTATCTTTTTTCATAATCAATCTCTTTTGAGGTTTGTTGGAAGGGGTTAATCCCCTACCTTCATGGACCATTATATCACAGGTAGCTCAAGAAGTCAAGTGTTTATAAAAACTTTTTTCAGAGTGAATGTCATGGCGGCGGGTCGCACCTTTTTTCTTTCCCACTATCTTACCTGTGGGGTAAACATTTCCATGAGCCAGGCGGTATTCACCTCATTCTTCCCTCACTCTTTAATCATTGATATCCATCTTTATCGAACTTTACGTAACTGATATTTTCACCTCTTAGGAGCCTCTGCTCCCTTCCGAAATACTCTTTGATGGTCATACCCTTTGGGACTAGTTGATTAATTGGGATACTCCTCTTTTCATAATATGAATCTAAATCAATATGTCTAGTATCAGATTCATATTCTTCATAGGAATTATGATAATTTTTTCGTAGATGTTCTTTGAAATTATCAGAGGTTATGGATTCGTTTATCTCTATCTTCACTTTTTCATAATCATTCATAATCATCCATTATTTTAGGATTAAAATCGGGGAACATTCCCCACTCACTTGAACCTTATTATCGTATGAAAACCGTATGGTCGTTTTGACTCATTTGGGTAATCCCTAATGAGTCACCAATCTCGTCTAGTCTTGGTAAAGGCTTCCAATAAGATATTGTACCTCAACATCGTATTTGTAGATATTGTTGGTCTTATCTTTGGTGTCTCTCTAATCTCTGGTTTCTGTGTCATATCTATTACCTGACCAGTAAAACGACCATCTCCATCAAACACATAGCATTCATTCATAATCATTTCTCATTATTAGGATTGAAATTAGGACTTATCCGTAACCCTGAAGTCAAAGATTTCATCTTCTTCTCCAATTTTTCCGTTAAGATCTTTCTCACTCAGACCTACAAGAACTTCCTCTACATAGTCGTTCAATTTTTTCTCTGCCCTCTTGGCGAGAATACTAGCGACAAATTCTTCTTTAACCATAATCATTCCTCATTATTAGGATTGAAATTGGGAAACATTTCCCAATCCCTAAGGACCATTTTATCATGGGTAGCTCAGGAAGTCAAGTGTTTATAAGTCGTTGATACTATTGGGGAAATCACTAAAATAATTGGTACATTCAAAGAAAATCTTATAATATCAATACTATACAGTGATATTTTTATCTAATTTAATTCACCATCTCGCTTGATTTCTGCGAAATAACCTTGCTTATTCATTTGTGCGGCAAATTTATGTGCGTCTGCGGGGATATCAAAGAATCTTCTTTGAATGTATGTGGAGTCAGCTTCTATTAGCAAATTCTTTTTATCTTGATGACTATTCCATTCTACCCATATATTACTCATTCATCCTCCTAATTTAAAAATGTTGGATATACGTCTTCGACTGTAGAGTTGTCGTGCCAAATTGCTGAAAGTAAATCTCCTGCTGCTGACTTATCTAATACTAGAAAATCACCATAAGTATCTATGATCAAGTAATTTCCGCTATCGTCTATAAATTTTCGAATAACATAATTCCCAGTGATGTGTACTTTGGTTGTCAACGGCAAGATTTCTTTGTGGTGTTTAATATTCATCTCTTTTCCTTATTGACTATCCAAGACGGTAATATCTTAGATTTTTTTGGTTCTACTACTGTTAATTTTGCTTTCTTGTTTATTTTGTGCCATTCACGTGCCCTCTCAAGAATAATCTCTTTGTTTTTTTGATAATATACTTTCAATTTCTCTTTTCGTAGTTCATCGTTTTTCCATTTCTCAGCAAGACGTTCTTTGTTCTTCTCGTAATATTTGTCATTAGCTATAGATTTTCTCTCTTTCTTATTCACATCATTCCTTCTACACCACATTTTGTGATAAAATACGCATCCACGAGATCAGAAATCGGATTTTTTACTTTTGTTGCTCTAGGAGTTAATTGTTCTTTGAGGTCAGTAGGAGTATGTGATTCCATTATGAATGATTCATACATCACATCTTTATTTGCAGTACCTTTACCGGTTGCAAACTTCTTGATTACAGTAGGTGGGATATTCGTAAAGTGCATTCCCTGTTTCCACATTTTGTGCTTTAGTAGTCCAGTATTTTCTGCTATTGAACGTACATGAGATATTCCAGACGCAGCAAAAGCATATCCTTCAATATAAACTTTATCACAACCTTGTATTAACGATAAAGCCCAAGAGGAAAGAGCATCCTGTCTCTCCTCTGCGGTTTCCCATTCAGGATAGAGTTCAGCTTTTATATTACCTAACCCGTACCCGGCGGAAAGTTGTTGTTGTTTTTTGTTATTACATAGATAATGTAACACACACCCATCAAAATCAAAATGTCCACCATTTTCTTCCTTATATACACATACTGCAGGTGAAGTTAACGAGTAATCAATCCCAGCTATTTTCTTCTGCTTCACTAGTTTCTCCTGTTTCGCTGTCTACTTCAAGGTAATGTCCACAAAAAGAGCACATTTCTAACCCTGTAGTATCTTTTGATATAATTATATATTCCTTATCACATCCATCGCATAATATAGATACCGTAGCATCTCCATCTTCCCAGACTATATTTACAGGCATATAGTTATTTTACTTTCCAATTAGAGTGTTTATCAGACCCAATTTGCTCTAGTAACTCTCGACTAGTAGGCAATCTTTGTATCTGTACATAATTCCATAATAATCTATCACCAAACCATATTTTTAAATCTTTAGGTTTAGGTAGACCAATACTACATGGAAAAACACTTTCTGCTAATCCAGTATATTCACTAAGTGCTTTACTAATAGCTTCTGCTTCTGTTTTCATTCCAAATTCATTGTATTGAATTTTCCAATCAGCATTCTGTAATCGTGAATTAATCCACTCATTCTTATTGAAATTTACTCGCCTGCCTAACCGTATTGTATTTTGCACACATTTCCTTCCTCAGATCGTTCTTCTGTTATTAATACTGCTGGTTCGTACAAACTGCAAACACTTAAGCGTAAGAAGAATTTTGTTCTAAAAATATCATTTATATCTTGGGCTCCATTAGTACTATGTAGTGGTTGAAAAGTGGCTGATGCACAATCTAGTGCATTATCCTCATCCATCCAGTTATCATCGAGTAAGTATCTCATTGTTTGTACCTTTATCGTTCAGAGTTTCTTTATAATATTTATATAATTTCACATGAATCACCTGAGCAAGCAACTGTCTGAGCCCCTGTAGTTTGGTCTTCTGTTTCAAATCTAGATAATTGAGAATAATCAATTTTTGGAAAAACTTTAGCCATACTGTTATAAGTTGCTTCATCAATTTCTTCATAGGGTGCTAATTGATATATGTGATCATTTTTCGGTAGAAAACTTACCCCCACTATATCATCAAAATTTTCATATACAAAATTACCTATTTTAAACCATTCATCAGCATTTACATATATGGTTGCTGATACTGTATGTTCAGTATAATTATGCTTGATCTTCAACCATTGCTTTAATTGATCTATAGCAGTAACATCTTTTACTAGTATAGAACCTTCGGGTGCTTTTACTGGAAACTCAACTACCCATGTTAGTGCTGTTTCTTCTGGTTGTCCTACCTCAGGATAAAAGGTAACGTTTTGCTCTTTCATCATTTTATAAAGAGGATCAGTAGCAGATATCCTTACTCTTCGTATATAGTACTCCGCAAATCGTGGATGAAATCCAGAAGCAGAATTAACTAAGATAGATGCTGTACCTGAAGGTTTAGTAGTAGTAATAGAAACACTTCGATTTATTTTTAATCGTTCTGCTATTTCTACGTTTACTCCTATTGAATAATCTCTTAATGACTGTAAGTTCTCTGGAGTTAGGATATCTGGATTATCCATTTGTCCTGTGAGAGATACACCCAATAATCTTTCTTCTTCTGCGTTCTTTTTCCAATCACCATGTAAGTCATTCAAAAGAGTAAAATCGGTCATTGAGGATTGTATTGTTCCAATCATAGTCGCAATTCGTATCTTCTCCATCAATGTCTCAAGAGTGTCATCTGCACGCACAACTACTTCTGAGAGGTTACAGAACCCTCTAGGACGTAAGATAATCTCACCACATGGGTTAGTCGTCCAATCATTTCTCTTACGTCTTCTTTTTGGAATAAGATTATTAATTGAACTTCGATTGAATATTCCACGTTCACCAGTACCACTTTGAGCAAGGGCTAACCACTCTTTCATAAACTCAACAGAAGATGGTTTTTCATCATATATAGCACTATTGTTACTCATAGCTCTGTGACTATTTGTGTGCCAAAATTGTCCCTGTTTAGCATCTCTCATTCCAACATCATAGAGATCAGATAGAGTAATAATAGATGAACGTCTAACACCACCGACAACCACACTCGCAGCAATTTTAGTTACAATGTCAAAAGCGTTCAATGAACTTAACCTACGATCTCTATGTGCCTCTGCCATGTGCTTGATAAAATGTAACGTTTCATCCAATGGGCCAGGGCCGGATGATCTACCACCAAAAGTTTTAAGTCTCGCTCCTTGTGGTCTTAGTTTTGATAGATCCCATTCAATGGCATAACCATCCCACATTGCTTGACAACATTCCAATGTACCTAATGCCCAACCTTCTTTTGAATCTTCGAATACAATAGTTTTTGTTTCACCATTCAATTTTTTTACTTTTGGTAGTTTTTCAATGTATCTTCTGGAAACATCAATACCTACACCACAACCACTCATTAGCAAGAAATAAACTTCAGCAAAAGAATGTAGTGTATCAATAGGTACTGTGGAACAATTATAAATTGCTACATTGTTCAACTCAGCAGGTTTTCCCGCTGTCCACATCAAACGCATAGAGGGCATTACATGCATTCCATGAATGTTTTGGTGAATTGCTTCGTAGTCCGATTTTTTTAGTTTATTTTTACTAACTTTTTTGAAGAATGTTACTACTCTATCAACAGTTTCTTCCCATGTCTCTCTTCGATCCTTTTCATCTGTCCATCTGGAATACGTGCGCATATATACAAATTCAGCCAAATCATTTTCAAACACATAATTGTCTTCAGTCATTTTTCTATTACCCTTCTTTGTTGCTAATTTTTTCTAAAAATTCTTGTGATTCTCGGTCTGATAATTCATAATCATTCATTGTCCAGCTACCATCAAGATTATCCTTTATTATTTTCATCTCTTCTGAGGAGAAAGTACAAGAGTTAAGTACATAATCTTCGAAAGCCTCACAGCATATAGGAAAATATGGTTTCACAAGATCATACATCACATTAGCGTAGTCTTGTATTTCTTGTTGTGCATGGGAATTACTTCTTAATTTATAAAAATGGAAAAAATTATGGAGATCAATTTTCCATATGACTTCAGTATAATTGGATACAGGTAAAACTATTCTTGCTAATTCTCTAGCCACATCCCAGTCAATTAAATTTCCATATGCAGTTTTAGCACCATCTAAAATTCTATATATTTCAAATTCAATTTCTCCTGGATTTGGTAATTCTGTCTCTTCTCTACCTTGTTTATTTGTAGTAGATTGAGATTTAATATCTTTACCTTTTGGAAAATAAAAATCATCTGACATAACTGAGTACCTACCAGAGTACTCATTCAAGTTTGCCGTCCTATGGCGAACTAATTGGCGCATAATAAAGATTGGTAATTTGATATGGAACTTGACTTCACACATCTCAAAGGGTGAGGTGTGTTTGTGTCTCATTAGGTAACGGATAAGATTCCGCGTTTGATTTACCTTTCTTGTTCCTTCTCCATAACTAATACGAGCAGAGTTCTCTACCTCTTCATCATTACCCATTGTATCTAGAAGTTTTACAAATCCATGTTCGTGGATCTTTATATTTTCACTGGACATTTCTCCACCCCCTTGCTGCCCAATCTGCTTCTAATCCATTCATAGTGTTTTTATTTATCATTTCAAGAATCTCATCAGTTGTCATTGTATCAATAATTAAATCATTAATATCTTTGAATATTTTTATTTTGGGCCAAACAACAAC